ATAAATTAGAGGAACTACTAAACCTCTATAAAGAAGACTTTGAAACTATTGATGAATTTTCAAAGCAGTTTGTTAATAATCTTCTAATATCTGGTGTTGAATGTCAAGAAGCTTTAGATACCCTAACTGGATTATATATGAAGTTGAATATTGTATACAGTATTGCGGATTTTTATTATGTAAAGAAAAAAGAACTAAGTAAAGTTAATAAGGATTTAGCTACCGCCGCCATAACATTTTTAAGGATTAAAACTATATTTAAGACTTATTTAACTAATTGTAGGAAGTCAATTTCCACTTGTCAGTCTCAACTTAAGTATCATTTGGAAGAAATGAAATTAACGAAATAAATATGTTAGAATTAAATAAAATATATCAAGGAAATTGTTTAGATTTAATAAAAGAAATACCAGATTCTTCTATTGATATGATCTTGCAAGATCCGCCTTATAATACTACAGCTTGTAAGTGGGAATGGGATATAATGACTAAGATTGAGGAATTTTGGTATGAGTGGAAAAGAATAATTAAACCACGTGGTGCAATAGTAATGACTGCTTCTCAACCCTTTACTAGTGCTTTGGTTATGAGTAATATCAAGTGGTTTAAGTATGAGTGGGTGTGGCATAAGAATTTTAGCGGGGGATTTGCAACAGCAAAAAAGCGACCAATGAAATATCACGAAAACATAGTTGTATTTTACTTAAAGCAACCTAAATATAATCCTCAATTTGAAGAATATGCAGATAGTGTCAAGAAAAGATTTAGAAAATCAGGCAAAGTTAGTTTGGCAAAAATACCCAAAAATAAAATACAAGGTATTAAAACTGTTCAATCATATATAAATTACGAAAGGGGGAAGTATCCGTCTTCAGTGCAATTTATCAAAGCAGACGAAAATGCTAACAATAAAAGAGTTCACCCCACCCAAAAACCAGTAGCTTTATTTGAGTATCTTATTAAAACATATACAAACGAAGGAGATGTAGTATTTGATGGATTTGCTGGAAGCGGAACAACCGCTATTGCAGCAATAAATACTAATAGACAATATATTTGCTGTGAATTAGATAAAGAGTATGTAAAGGTAGCCAATAATAGAATAAATAATATAGAACCTTCATTATTGTCAAAATAAGCGTTTTAAAGCTGTTTTAAGCCCTTTTTAGGCTTGAGAGTAGAATTACTCGTTTTTAGAGTGGATCGTTGAAATTAGGGTATCGTGTGTTGATTTGTAGGGTATTGTAGAAGCTTCTGAGAGGTTAATTTATTATGATAATTGAATACTTAAAATGTCCTTTACATAAATATACCTTTTCTGTTAAACCAATAAGAAGTTGGGTAGAAAATAATAGTAAAGGAAAAGTATTGAATTTATTTGCAGGCAAAACAAAATTAAATCTTGATGAATATAGGGTGGATGCTGATAAAACTATGATAGCGGATTCTTATATTGACGCTTATGATTTTGTTAAAAACTGCCAAACTAAGTTTGATACTATAATTCTTGACCCACCTTATGCGTATCGTAAATCTATGGAAATGTATAATGGACATAAAGCAAGTAAGTTCAACGAAATTAAAGATTTATTAAAAAATATATTAATTAAAGATGGTAGAGTTATAACTTTTGGCTATCATTCTGTATCAATGGGTAAAAACAGAGGATATTATCAAGACAAAGTTCTGCTAATTAGTCATGGTGGGGCAATACACGATACCATTGCAACTATTGAGATATTAAAATAAATATGGAAAACCCAGGATTAAAAATTTTGAATATTGGAAATTCCAAGAGGCATATTTACTGCTTCTGTAGAAATGAAGATGGTAAGCAAGTTATAGTAGAAACCGACGATTTTTACCCCTTTTATTTTGAAAAAACTTCTGAACCAGATTCTCAATATACTTCTTACGATGGTAAACCTCTAAGAAAGGTATTTGTTTCCTATCCAAGTGAGGTTTCTAAAAATAGAAGTAGTTCAAGTTATTCATCAGATGTGAAGTTCTGCACTAACTACCTCATCCATAAGATAGATGAAATAGTTAAATGCCCCATAAAGCATATGTTTTTAGATATTGAAGTAATGAGTAAGGAAATGAGTAATCCAACGGATGCAAAATATCCAGTGTCATGTATCACAATTTACAATTCATTTTCTAAAGAATATAAAACTTGGTATTTGGGTGAATGGAAAAATGAAACTTTAATGTTAGATAACTTTGTTTCTTACTTAAAAGAAGAATCTTTTGATATATGGCTTAGCTGGAACAGTAGTTATGATTATAATTATTTGTGGAGTCGTATTGAGAAGTTTTCGGAAAGAATTAGTCCAGTAGGATTAAGCAGATATGGAGAAAATAGAGATATTCTATATCCTTGCGGAATTTCAATTTTAGATTATTTACGCCTTTTTCGTAAAATACATATGCGAGAAGCTTCTTATACCTTGGACTATATTGGGCAAAAACATTTAGGCAAAGGTAAAGAATTTGGTAAAGTAGATTTTTCAGTTTTGTCAGATAGATTAAGACAACACAATGTTGAGGACGTTGAGTTACTCGTGGGATTAGAAAATAAATATCAGATAATTCCATATTTTGACGAGATAAGAAGATTAAGTAAATGCCAATTTGAAGATCTTTATCATAATTCGAGAGTTGTTGAATCTTTAATATTTCAAGAAGCTAAAAAACAAAACGTAGTTCTGCCAAACAAACCCCAAGTAGATGAGAATGAAGAAGAAACTACATTTGAAGGTGCTACAAGAGAAGCTGAACAATGCGGTTTATATGAAGGAATAGGAGAATTTGATCTTTCAGCAGCGTATCCTTCTATGATTTTGAATTTTTGTTTAGACCCAGCCAATATAGCAAAAGAAGGTATACCTGGAAAAAGTTATGGTGATGAGGTTGAATGGGAACAGTATGGCGGAGTAACTGTAAATGGGGTGGGATTTATTCAAAATAATAAAGCAATGCTTCCTTTAGTTGTAGAAAGAATGTTAGTTTTAAAAGACAGAATTAAGAAAGAAAAGGATGCAAATCCAGAAGATAAGTATTTATCTACTAAATATGATGCTATAAAAGGTGTGGTCAACAGCCTCTTCGGCGTTACAGGACTCAAATATTTTAGATTATTTTCAAACCAAGTGGCATCATCCATAACTTTTTTAGTAAGAGATTTGTTAATGTATGTTAAAGAAAAGGTAGAATTAAAGGGAAATAAAGTAATATATTGGGATACTGATGCTCTTTTCATAAATACCAAAGAAGATATAACTGAAGTTCTTAATGGATATATTAAACAGTGGGCACGGGAAAGGTATGGTAAAAAAGATATTTCTTTAGTTTTTGAACGAAAGGGATGGTATACTTCACTATTTATCTTGGGAAGTTGCCATTATCACGGCTACTTATATGGTAAAAAAGAACCAGTCATAAAAGGAATTGAAGGAAAAAGAGCGTCGAGTTCAAAATTCGAAGGCGGATTCCAATTAAAATTATTAGATTTAATTCATAAAAAATCTACCAAAACCCAAATTGAACAATGGATTACTTCAGAAATAGAAAGATTTAAGACTTTACCTTTAGAGGACATAGCGTTTCCAGCAAAAGTGGGCACGAAAGTTTACAAAAATTTGCCTATTTTTATGCGAGCCCTAACCAATACTAAAAGAATTAAAAAGAACTTTAACCCCTTAAAGGGCGAACTTTTCTTCTACTTGTTTCTTAATACTGGTAAAAATGAAGTAATTGCGTTTACTGAAAATGATAAAGATTTTATAGATAAAAAGAGTATAGACTACGACACAATTCTAAAAAGAAGTATATTAACTAAAGTGGGAAAGATATTTTCCGCAATGTCGTGGGTATTCAAAAATCCATTAGAACAAACGTTATTTTAAAATGGATAAAATAAAAATTAAAGGATTTAAAAAACCAATTTCTATTTGTAAATGTTGTAATTTAGAATATTCGCAAAGTGGGGTGTTAGATGGTTTAACTATTAGTTTAACTAAAAAAAGACCATCCAGATAGTTTTGAAGTAATAGATATTCCATTTAGGGAGTTGGAAAATTTAAAAATAGTTATTAATCATATACTAAATGAAAGGAGAGTGATTTCGTTGGGAAAGCAAAAGAACAGAGGAGTAAAATCAGTAAAGAAAGCCAAGAAAGGAAAATATGATTTGTCCCGCTTGTAATAAACTGATAGGCAGATTCCATAAAACCCCAAATGGATTTCATCGTGATTGTTTTGAACATTGGGAAAAAGGATATACTAAAGCTATGGAATTTTGTAATAATGAAAATAAAATAGCTGGATTCCCACTTCCTGATCAACTGTATATTAAAAGAAATCAACCAAAATTCTCAACAATAAAGGACAGTAAAATGATTAAGAAAGAAGTAAAAAAATATTGGATTAGTAATGAAGAATTACTTAAAGTTTTTGGATTTAAAGAAAATGCTCTTCTTATGGATATTGAAATATTTAAAAATATGAATAATCCTTTAGGTTATCAAATTCAAGGGATGGATTTATTTGTAGAACATTCAATAGAAACTAATGAAAATAATAGTGAGGAGGTGATTACGATTAGTAAAGATAAAAATAAAGGAAAGAAAGAAATTAAGAAAAAAGCGAAGGGTAAAAAATGAAAGAGTTACATTATATTGTTGAACTAACAAATATTGACGGTATGGTTGAAGCTGTTTTAGTAAAAGATAGAGATTTGGTTGGTTTTATAAATAATTATGATAGTGATAATTATACGATATTGAATATTAATGGTATCGGTCCCGTTAATTTAGATTATAAGGATTTTATTAAAAAAGAAGTAGAGTTAGAGAAAGGAAAAGTCTAATGCTTTCAAATCGCCACATACATGAAGAGTTGGAACAAGCAGAAAAAGTTAGAGAAAATCTGGATAGTGATTATGAGAAAGCTATGTTAAAGATGGCTATACTTAATATCAAGTTGCAACACAACATAAGAACTAACATGACTACAATCATGAAGTTCTTTAAGATTCCATTAGTTGAACCTGAAGATAAAGAAAAAGAAACAAAGTAAACAAATAATTGGGCTTGTGGTGTGGTAACCTTTGGTAAAGAGCTAACCAATGTAAATTGTCGTAGTGTTCCCAAGTGGAAAAATAAGAAACTATACCAATAGTTTATTAAATTCTGCCAAGCCCATTTAATATAGAATAAAGGAATAAAAATTGCCAAATATACTTTCAGAAGAATTTTTAAATAAATATAAGAATAAACAACCTAATTGGGGATTTAATGGTCTTGGACTAATTGTGTTTAGAAGAACCTACAGTAGAGAAAAGGCGGATGGTTCTTCAGAAAATTGGTTGGATACTGTTTCTCGATGTATTAATGGTGCCCAAGAAATTGGTGCTTCATATACTAAAGAAGAAGCTGAAAGATTGTTTGATTATATATTTAATTTAAAATGTTCTTTTGCAGGCAGAATGTTATGGATGTTAGGTACAGAACATATTAGAAGGTGGGGAGCAAATGCTCTTATAAATTGCCACTATACTTCCATTACAGAATATGAAGATTTTTGTTTTCTTTTTGAAAATCTTATGATGGGAGGTGGCGTAGGTTTTTCCGTTCGCAGAGAAGATGTTCATGAATTACCAAAAGTAAAGGAAAATATAAAAGTTACTCATAAAAATACTAATGATGCAGATTTTATAGTACCAGATAGTAGAGAAGGATGGGTATATCTTCTAAGACAAGTATTAAAATCTTATTTTAGAAGTGGTAAATCATTTAGTTATTCTACCATGTTAGTACGAGGATATGGAGAGAAAATAAAAAGTTTTGGTGGAACTGCAAGTGGACCAACAATACTTATAGATGGTATAGAAAAAATATGTAAAGTATTAATCAGTAGAGAAGGCAAAAAACTTCGTTCAATAGATGCGTTAGATATTTGTAACATTATATCTGCAATAGTAGTGGCTGGAAATGTTAGGCGTTCAGCAACCATCGCTTTAGGTGATCCAGACGATTATCTTTTTGTTAGAGCTAAAAGATGGGATTTGGGGAATGTCCCAAATTGGCGGGCTATGTCAAACAATACTATATACGCAGACGATTTTACCCATATTCAAAATGATATTTGGGAAGGATATAATGGTAATGGAGAACCATATGGATTCTTTAATCTTCCATTAGCACAAAAAATGGGTAGATTAGGTGAAAATAAAAAAGATAATTGTGATGGACTGAACCCGTGCGGAGAAATAAATTTAGCGAATGGAGAAGTTTGTTGTTTATCTGAACTATTTTTAAATAATATAAATTCTAAAGAAGAGTTTATAGAGTGCGCTAAGTTACTATATAAAACACAAAAAGCTATATGTGCTATGAACTTTCTTCATGAAAAAACTACTAAAATAGTACATAAAAACTTTAGAATTGGAATTAGTGTTACTGGAATATGCCAGTCTCTAGATAAATTGGAATGGTTAGACGAATGTTATAAAGAAATAAAAAAATTTGATAAAGAATGGGCTAAAAAAAATAATTTACCAGAAAGTATTAAATTAACAACTTGTAAACCTTCTGGAACTATATCCCTCCTATCAGGTTCCACTCCAGGCATTCACCCAGCTTTTAGTAAATACTATATTCGTAGAATAAGAATGGGAAGTAATGATAAATTAATTGAAGAATGTAAAAAATTAGGATATAATGTAGAACAAAGTAAAAACTACGATGGAACTATAGATTACAATACTACAATAGTAGAATTTCCTTGTTATGCAGGAGAAAAAGCCATTTTAGCAAAAGATATGTCAGCAATTAAACAATTGGAACTGGTTAAAAAATTACAGACAATTTGGGCTGATAATTCTATAAGTGTTACTGTTTATTATAAAAAAGAAGAATTGGCAGATATAAAAAAATGGCTAAAAGAAAATTACTCCAACTCCATTAAATCTGTTTCTTTTCTACTTCATAAAGATAGTGGATTTATCCAACAACCATATGAAGAAATAACAGAAGAAAAATATTTGGAATTAATAAAACAAGTAAAACCGTTAACAAATTTAGTTGTTGGTAAAGGTGAATTAGAGAATCTTGAATGTGAAGGCGGGGCATGCCCCATAAAATAAAGGAGAAGTGAAAACATGGTAAATTTGGCTAATGTAAAAAAAGAGGAAATAATTAAAAGAAGTAACTGGCGGTGCGTTCACGGTCATACCGGGCTTGAACATTGGAACTGCTATGATACCCAAAACAATATTAAAAAGAGAATAGCTATTATAGACATAGAAACTAGCAACCTTAAAGCTAACTGGGGGTTTGTGTTCTCTTATTGTATTAAAGAAATAGGTGGAAAGTTGATTAAAAGAATTTTAACTCCAAAAGAAATAAAAAATGGAGTATATGATAAAGATTTAATAAGACAATTTTGCGAGGATATTAGGCAGTTTGATAGAATAGTGGGTTATTACAGTGCTCGTTTTGACATCCCATTTTTAAGAACACGTGCTTTATATTATGGTTTGGACTTCCCCATCTATCAAGAAATTCATCATACAGATTTATATGATATAACAAAGAGAAAACTTAATCTACATTCTAAACGATTACAAGTAGTTGCGGATTTTTTTGGTATTAAAGCTAAAGGACATCCAATGAACCCGTCGGTGTGGTTTTCCGCAATGGCTGGAAATGAAAAAGCATTAAATTGGATAATGATTCATAATATTGAGGATGTTAATACAACTGAAGAACTATGGAAAAAAATAAATAATTACGCAAGGATAACCGATACTTCCATTTAAGATGAGTAAGAAGGCTAAAAAGAAGAAGATATTTCCATATAGGCGAACTTGGAACGTATCTCCAATAACGAAGGTCAAAAGAAGTAAAAAACTATATAATCGCCAATTAACAAAAAAACAAGTAAAAGAAATATTAACTATGGAGGATTTTTAAAAAATGAAAACATTATCACTTACAATTGATCTTGATAAATTAAATTTAGCTGAAGCGGATAAAACAAAATCAGTTCAAAGTATTATTAGTAGTGTAATTCAGAATGTTATTTTAGGTTATGGTCAGCAACAGAGGGGTTTTGATGAAAAAGAACGTAGACAATACTATAAGATTGCGGATGCTTTAGATTTAGCTGAAAAAGAAAATAAAACAAGTGTGGAGTTAGAAGATGACTGGCTCGGTTTTGCCAAAAAATGCTTTCGTGAATCAAAATTGATGCCAAATGCACTATTAAGACAGGTAGAAGAATTAGTTTTAGGAAAGCAGGAATAAATGAAATATTTAGAAAAGTTTTTCATATTAATGTTTCAACTTGCAATTCTATGTCTTTCAATAATACTCTTCGGTTATTTTTGCAGAGGAGTTCATAATTTATTTATGATAGGATGGAATGGATAATGAATATAAAAACACTGTGCAAAAGAAGTAATGATTTAGCGGTATCCAAAGGATTCTGGTTAGTAAATCCCGACGGTTCACTTGTTCCTCGTAATGATGGAGAAATGATTGCTCTTATGCACAGCGAATTGGGGGAAGCCACAGAAGCTTTAAGACATGGAAATCCCCCATCTGAACATATACCTGATTTTTCTGCTCTTGCTGAAGAATTAGCAGACTGTTGTATACGCATTTTTGACTACTGCCAGGCAAAGGGAATAGATTTGGATAAAGTTTTGGAAGCCAAACTTAATTTTAACGAAACCAGACCTCACATGCACGGAGGTAAAAAATTCTAATGGAAACCTCATATACTCCAGAATATTATAGACGAAAACAGTTGGAACGAGATATTTATTATTTGAAAATTGCAAAAACTGTATCTTCCAGAAGCAAATGTTTATCAAGAAAAATTGGTAGCGTTTTAGTTAAAGGAGATAGTATAATTGGAAGTGGATTTAATGGACCAGCAAAAGGAGTTAAACACTGCAATGAAAGACCTTCTTCATTTTATTCTGAACTCGTAGGAGAAAAACCTATAGAAAATGAAGAAAAAGTGTTTTTTACTGAATGTCCACGTAGAATACTTCATTATACTTCAGGTCAAGGACTTTTTTTATGCCAAGCAGGACACGCAGAACGGAATGCTTTAATTCAAGCGGCAAGAAATGGAGTATCAACTAAAGATTCAGTCTTATATTGTTGGTGTGAACAGGTGTGCAAAGACTGTGCAATCGAGATTGTGAACGCTGGCGTTAAAGAATTAGTATATCTTAAATCAGATAAACCATATGATGGATATGCTAATACTATTTTAGAAGAGTCTGGTATGATAATAAGAGAAATAGAAGAAAGTTTAGTATGTTAGAAAGATTATTATATGGATGGTTATTTATAATTTGTGGGTTTGGAATAATAATTCTACGGTTTTATAAAAAACCAAGAAATTGGGATATTCCAAAACCTAAAATTTAAAACAAAAAATTGAAGAAGGTGAGGTAGCATGATTTTATCTAATGATCATAATTTGCCAACAAGTTTGGTAGATATTTTGACACAAAAAAGCTACGATCTAACTAAATCAGATCCTCTTAGAATTGGGGTAACTACTCTTAACAATCCTCCAAGAATAAGACAGTTAATGGTTCGTCACTGGAATGAAATCGAGGAAGACCTGTCGGAACAGCTTTTTAGACTTCTCGGAGATGCCACACATTATATATTAGCCAAAGCTAATCCACATCAAAAGCTAATAGAAGAAAAGCTCACTGAAGAAATAGATGGAATTACTTTAGTAGCTAAACCAGACTTATATGATGATGAATTAAAAAGCATTGAGGATTGGAAAGTGACTTCTTGTTGGTCAGTTAAAAGTATTAAGTCTGATTGGGTCAGCCAGATAAATTCATACGCATATTTTCTGGTAAGGGCTGGATTTGAGGTCAAAAAAGCCTACATTAATGCTATTCTAAAGGACTGGAGTAAGATGGAGAAGCTTAGATTTGGTCCAACCTACCCAGAAATACCCTTTAAACGCATAGAGATACCCCTGTGGTCGTTTGATGAGCAGGAGAAGTATATAAGAGATAGGATAGCTCTATATAAGTCAACCTTGAACCTTAGTGACGAAAATTTGCCTATCTGTAGTGAAGAAGAGAGATGGGCTTCGCCAGAAAAATGGGCAGTGCATAAAGGAAAAAATAAGAACGCTAAAAAATTATGTTCTTCTTATGAAGAAGCTAAAGAATATGTAAGTAAGATAAAAGATACTAAAAATAAGTATAATATTATAAAAAGAGAAGGTTGTGATAAACGATGTATGGAGTATTGTTCTGTTAATAAGTTTTGCAACTTTTATAAAGAAAAGTACGGGAACAAAAAATGAGTAGAAATATAATTTTGTGTGGTGGCGGAAATAGCATAAAAGAGGGCATATCTCTTGGGCTTTTTGAAAGAATAAAAGATAGGGAAGTATGGAGTATTAACTTCGCTTTTTTAACTTTTAATTTCAAACCCTCTCGTCAGATTTGGGTGGATATAAGTTTCTTTAAGAATAATATAGAAGCTATTCAAAAACTATATTCACAAGGTGTTTCTTGCCACGCTAAAAAACATCAAGTATATAGAAATATACCAGAAATAAATCTCTACGAAACTACTCGTAATCCACAAGAAATGGATAAGAAGTTATATATTGGCAGAATGGGATTAAGCGGGTTTTTTGCATTACATTTAGCAGTTAAAGAAGAACCAGATAATATATTCCTATTAGGCTATGATTTTTCGGCAATTAATGGAAAAACCCATTACTATCAAGATACTCATAAAGTTCAATCTACAGGAGTAGGGCATCCAGAATTATATTTAAAAGGCGATAAACCCAAAGACGAAGTGAAAGACTGGGAAAACTTTACTTCGCCAAATATAAAATCTAAGATATATAATGTGAGTCCACAAAGTGCTATAAATGCGTTTCCTAAAATTACATATCAAGAATTCTTTAATAAATTAAATGAAAATTTCTAAAAAGTGGTTAAAAATGGCAGAAATTTATAGATTATTTTATGATAAATCTCTCATTGATCTAGATTCTAGTGATAAGGCTAAGGAGGAAGCTTATCTTTATGAAAGCAAAGGGTTTAAAAACAACAGTACTAGTGTTTTAGATATATGTGGAGTCTTTGCTTCTTTAGAAAATTTAAATAAAAAAATAAATGCTTATACTTTTGGTAAATGGTTAAAAGATCTTACAGTATCTATGTGGAAAGAAGATTTACAGAGTGGAACAATGTTTATAGGAGAATTATATAATGATTATCCTTCTTGGTGGTTAGATGAAATTCTTAATATAGAAAAAAATAAACATATAAGTTTTATAGGTTATAAAAATGAAACCTGAAATTTCAATCCTTATTCCATCTCTAAGACCAGAACTTCTAAAAAGAAGCATCCAAGAGTTTGCAGATACTAATTCTGATGTTAATTACCAAATTATGGTTGTAAGCCCCTTTAAGGTTCAAGCACCTAAAATTAAATGGATATTTGAAGGAGAACCAAGAGGAAGTGTTTGGGCAACTAATACCGCTTATACTTATTCAGAAGGTAAGTATGCAGTTTATTTTAGTGATGA